AGCGTGTCCCTGCTGCTTCTGTAAATAATAAGCCTATTATGAACAACTGCTATATCCCATTCGTCGCCTTTATGTGTAATGAACTAACTCGTAATACGGGAACACTTACTATTGAACAATCTAGCAGATTCTATTTCACTGACCTATAACTAACACATTTTCATATATAACTTTCTATCTTCATCTGATAAACTATCAGCAAATTTCATATCCTCTATTTGTTCTTCGGTCAATTCAATTGACTCTTCTATATCTGTTTTCACAAATGGAAACTCTTTCTTAACTTTAATGGTGCGAACCTTTTGAGGTTCGTCATCATCACTTTCACTATCTAAATCTTCTACAACATAATTGTACTCATTTGGGTCTAACTCTGTAATTACCCATCTATCCTTTGACATCTCACCATATCTCGGGGGCTCATTTGCGAAGCAAATAATATGAGGCCTATTATATCTTTTCATCCCTGACTCATATTTACCCGAGAAGAACTTACCATCCTTTAATTTCTCAATTGATAAATAACTTACATAGTCTATACAAGACCTTGGAATGTCATAAATCACTATTGGTGGACACTCACCCGTTTCTTCAATTAATTTCGCTATGCCACAGAATACGTCAGCACCTTTGCCTGATACTTCGGTGGCTCTCATTTGGTCTATCATATATGTAGCCAGCATACTCTTTCCCCACGCTCCTTTAGACTCCCAGAACCAGTAAATCTTTCGTCCGAATATTGGGTGTTCATCTTCAATGAACATATCAGCAATTTCTAATTGTCTGGGACGAAGTAGATTTCGCGTGACTAACACAGTTGGTTTGGGAATACCTATACTAAATGCTATATCCCCATCCTTTGAGCAGTAATCTATGTTTTGCTGCTTATTACCTTTACACTTTATCCACTTAATCCGCTCGGTTAATCCGTGTGAGATTGGACGACATTTAATCTTAAATTCGCAAAAACCTTGAAGATGTGGTGTGCCTTGCTCACCTATTTCTTTACTAAAAATACAACACTTACAAACTATGGAAAACTTGGAACTACACTCAGATATGTCTGTATCTGTGTAATTATTTAATGTAAAACACCATAATTTAGCTGGACTAATTTGGGGTTTCTTTGGAGAGGGGGAGGTTATAGTATTACCCTCCCCCTTGGAACTATCTGGAACTATTCCACTGGAACTATTAGAACTATTGGAACTCATCGCTTATGATATACAATATACAATTATCTTTAAGTATAGACGCGATGACCTTTTTAATCTAAATATAAAATGATACGTTAAAAGAACTTTTTTTTCAAAAAAAACTTGCCTGATGAGAAAATCACTAAACTTTAAGTGGAGCACGCGAACGCGTGGCCGAAGGCGAACTCTACTTAAAGTTTTGATTTTCCCCGTGGTTGAATATAAACTCAAAAGCAATCCTCGCAAAAAGCGGGCATAGATTAATAACCGCTGATTCATCCTGCCATCTATGCCATACAAACCACGCCAGCCCCGCAGAACTCGTAGAGCTAAAAACAACCGAGGACGCAAGCCTCAGAAAAACCCTAAAAATGTCAAGTTTGTTGATAGACAACTTGTACCATATAAATCTTCACGAGGACAAGTAGCTCCCTATGCCTACAATGTTGAAGTACATCAACGAGATCTCTTACCTCAATTAACTAACTTTAGTGATAATGATGCTACTGCATCATTACCTAAAAACACTTCTATCCATATGCCGTGTATGTTTAACGGAGCAGATGAAAACTTACCCTTCTCTTTCACTGGTAATTGGCTTACTCCTAAATGGCTCACATCTAAATTCCGTATATCCTTTGACCGCATTATACCTGATCACGCAGACTCCGCAAAGGGATTTAATCTATGGATGTATCAAGGAGTTATTAAAACGACTGGTGATAAATCTGGCTCTGATACTTCTTCTTATGCTAACTGGACAGCCGACATTTTAGAAGTCGTCGGAAAAGAATTAGTAGACTCTGACTTTGACTCTGATTATCTTGAATTTACTAAGAAAAACAGAAATGTAAAAATACTTAAAAAAGAACTCATACGCCCTAAGCGCAATCAATCAATACGACAAGCCATTATGTCTGGCACTGATGGTGAAAACTATACAGCACCTCCTCCTATGTGTATGTCTGTCAATCATAATATCCCACTATTCAAGCAGCGTGTCCCTGCTGCTTCTGTAAATAATAAGCCTATTATGAACAACTGCTATATCCCATTCGTCGCCTTTATGTGTAATGAACTAACTCGTAATACGG